TTGATGGATTGAAAGTGATAATATCTCCGGTATAGAAAGGATGATCTCCATCAAAAGAAATTTCGCTACCAATACCAACAAAATTTGAAATACTAATAGATCCATCTTTTATTTCGATAAATTCATTCAAATAATTTGGTAAAGATGGAGATGCCACATAGTATGAATCATTTTTATCGTAGTAAACATTATGAACATTTGCATTAATTATATTAATCTGTGGATAGTCTTTAGTTTTTACTTTAGAAATTTTTTTCTCAATACTAGAAGATCCACTTATATCCGATGAAACAACCAGAGAAATAGTAATTGATGTAGTACTTTCTACAGATACTACAGAACCATCGATATTACCTATAGAAATTCTATCCCCTTTCAGAAAAGAATGTCTATCAAAAAAATCTAATTTATACGTTGTTGGACCATTTTGGGTAATATTTTTTATATCATATCTGATTGGAATATTGAAAATCCAATTATTTGCTCTAACATCTTTTGAGTCTTCGCCAAAAGTTTTTATTTCTATATTATTATTTTTTCTCAATAATATTGGATTTTCCGCATCATCAACATCAATTGGCAAATTACTTAAAACTCCATTTATTCTAACTTTAACTATTTGATCTCTATTTTGTCCATAAAAACCATAAGCGTAAGCATTAAGCTTAATCTGCGTCTCTTCTGGAATATCAATGACAATTCCACTACATCCAAAGAATTGATTTAGGGACTTTGATTCATATGAAATAGTTAAATTTATACCATTATCTAAATTTACTTGAAGTTCCCCAGACTCCGGAAATCCTACTGTAGAGTCTACATCAAGATAATTAGAATCTTTTAAAATTTTCGATGTTAAAGTTGTTTTAGGGTGTATACTAAATTCCCCACCAACAGTTCCTCTCACACTAATATCGCGATTATAATCATAGTCTAAACCTATTAGATAATATTCCTTAGAATTTCTTACTATTTTTTCTACTCTTGCTACAGTACCTTTTGCTTGGTTAAAAAATCCATCAGAATCTTGTATTAAAGTACAATTTATAAGATTTGTTGGATCTCCTTCTATAGTTTCTACTATAAGATTTTTAAATATTCTATACTGTGCATCAGATGGTTGGATTAAAAAATCTCTAGGCCTTATTACATCTACATTTTTTCCATATAAAGCACCAAATAATATCTTAAAGGAAGAATCTGTTCCTTTAGATGTATAAAAATCATTAGATTGTTTTATAAACAATCTTTCATCCAATCCTGAATAAAATTCTTGGTCTTCAAATCCAGGTATTAATTGAATTTTTATCTTTCTAAAAAATTCTTTAAGAAACAGAACGCTTAAATTAGTTACAGTCGCATTTGCAGCATGAGTTGTAGTATTTGAAGATGAAAATACTAAATTATCTTGGTCTAAAGAATTTTTATAAGAAGTTACTCCACTAAATCCTCTAATACACCCAGTAAAACTATTAGTTGTAATTCCAGTATATGTGATAATTTCATCGTCTATTTGCAGCAAACCATATTCTTTTGGAAATCCAATAGTTGAATCAACTATGATAACATCATCGAAGAAATCAACATCACTAGAAAGAATTGTACTTTCAATTAAATTGGTCAGATTATCAACCTTTACATATTTGTCAATATTCTGGAAAATATCATAAACATTTCCAGGAGATTCTAACGACAAATAATATTGTGATAAAAACTCCGAAACGAGGGGAAATTCTTGTTTTACATAGTCTGGAAGTTGATTTTCAATAATTGAAGCGATTTTAACTCTCTGTTCTGTCATTTTAATTTCTTACTAGATCCCCATTTGTATAACTTGATGTAACAAAATAATTTGTCCCAGAAATATCATTTCCAGAAGAAATTGTATCAGATAACATATTTACAACACTTTTATTGATGTCTAATTGTAGATATAAATCTTGCAACCCAATTACGTCATTCGATTTTGGAATTGCAGATATTTCTATGATAGAATCTTCACCAAAAAACTTAGATGTACTAATTATATTTACTGGATATAAAATTATCTCACCTTTTTTATAGTCAATTGTTCCAGCATTTGAATTAACAATCTGATAATCACTAGAAGAATTCAGTTTGAAAAATACAATTTTACCATTTTCTTTATTTAAATTTGGGATATCCGTCAAGTATAAAATGTCTGTTATTCCTCTAATATTAAACCCAGATGATTTAATATTAAATCCTTTTTCAGATTTAATATGAAATTCATTTCCAAAACAAATTTCATACGTAGCAAATTGATTGGTCAATGTACGAAGGTCCCTCCTCATAATGACCTTAGTAATATTTGATGTTATTGCATCACTGCTTTCATCTATTAATTTTAAAAATTTACTATACTTAAATCTTGCGCCGTACTTATTTAATTCAGTAGAATCCGAATAGTTTACAATATTTCTCATTACTGTAGTTTTTAATTCATTTGCACTTAAAGTTTTATTTGAATCATAATACACAGTAGAATCTACCTCAATAAACAAGTACTTCAAATCAAGAATTTCATGAACGATTCCCGCGACACTATATTTTCTAAGCTCTTTTTTAATATTGTCCTTTACGCTGTTTGGAATAAATTCACTATTATATGGTTTGATACTAATAAAAACTTTGCCATATCTTGGAGGATTTAAATCCTCACCACCAAAAACGGAAACAGACTCTACTTCTGTATATATTTTTGGTATCAAAGCTTCATAGTCCGTAGATGTAACTGCTCTATTTTGTGCTGAATAAATTCTTGGAGCGTATTTTTTTATGGAATCAACAGATTCTATTTCTCTACCATATTGAGATGATAAGTTTGATGTAATTAAAGAAAAACCAGAAGTGACCACCCTGTCATTATTATCGACTATTCTGCCATTAAATTGAAATGATGCTACTCCATTACCAGAACTTCCATTTGTTATGATGTATGACACATCAATATAATTTAAATTATCAAGTTTTTTGCCAAATACCCCATCTCCAAAAATTAACTCATATCTTTGATCTTCTATTTCTTGGACGAAAAAAACTCTAGATTCGGAATTAACATTAAAAAGATTTCTTGAAAGATTAAATTTTCTTACTATAGAACTTGTTTGACTAGTTCTTACAAGAACATTAATAGAATCAATATCAATATTTGGGTTATCTAATATGAATTTTTGATTTGGATTATTTGCATCTACAGTAAAATTATTAACAACAAATGTCCCTTCGTAAATGTCTATACTATCAAATAATGCAATGTTGTTTATGACAGGTACTGTTATATCTTGAGGAATTATAAATGAAAAACTTTGATTTCCAAAAGAAGAAGAACTTGTGCAAACTACTCCTTTTTTTAAAGTTAAAGTGATTGGATTTGTCGTAAAATTCGTAGTGTCTACGAAAAAAGTAATGTTTGCTTTGGAAGATTTTCTAGAATGTGGTACATATCCTATATTTCTTGCCAAAGAAACTACATTCTCTCTAAGTGTTGCGCTATCAATAAAGACCTCATTACTAACCATGTTAGCATTATATGAGGAAATGTAAGTATTATACGCCAAAATATCTACAATTGTAGATAAATTGGAACCTTCAAAATCATAATCAGTAAAATTTGAGTTTGCTCTCAAATATTCTTTGAGAGAACTTTTTATTTGGTCAAAATCTAAGTTGGTAAAATTGACTAGTGCCATTTATCTTGTTGGCTGAAGTGCAAACGATAATTGTTGGGGAAGAACATCAATCCCAACTATTCTATATTGAATTGTTACATTAAATTCGTTATTATCATAATGTGGAGAAACTAAAACATCGATCAAACTAACTCTTGGTTCATAATTTATGATAGTACTTTCAATTTGTTCTTTAATTATAGATGCTGATATTTCATCTATATTTTCAAAAAGAGACTGACTAATTTCAGAACCAAAATTTTGATTAAAAAATTTTTCTCCTGGAATAGTAAACACTAAATTGCGAATGGAGCGAGAAATTGCAACCTCATTTTTTAACCCAATTAGATCATTGTTAATTGGGTTAGTTTGAAAAGTCATACTAAGGTCTTTAAAACCTACACTAACTCGCTCCAATGGCATAGAGAGTATATTAAAACTGTATTATTTATTCGGGTTTTTTGGATTCATAAAGAGGTTCAGTGCCATATTCCCAGTCATCATAGTCCTCATCATTGCGAATTTTTGCATGAATTTCATTTTGATGGAGAAAATCGTGTTTTTTTGGCGTCAAATCATCATTTGCAATCTCACGAAGCATTTTTTTGCTCTCAATTTTACTTTCCCAACCATATTCAGATGACAAATATTGAGTACCCCACTCATTTTTCATGAAATTTTGGTCTTTATCGACTTTTTTGGTCATTTTTTAGCTCCTGATCTGTTAAATCAGAACTTTTTACGGGGTTGCTATCCCGTTTTTGAATTATATCATAATCATCTTCAAGTATTTCCTTCAAATACTCATCATCCCACATATCATAGTAAGATGTCTTTGATAGAGTTTCCCTAAATTTACGTAATTTTTGAGTTGGTTGTCCCAAAATTAAATTATATTTGCCATTGTTGGTTTTAATTCCATTAATGAATGTATCATATGCGCCACAATCCTCAAAGAATTTCCATCCTCGGTACTTTTTATTGCATATATCTACCCACTCTTGAACTTCATTCAAGTTAAAATGGTCTTCGATGATGTAAATTACCACATCTAGGTTCTGAATGGGTTCTATGGCACTTGCAGGGCACTCTACGATGCAATATTTTGACTTGGAAGCAAATGGGCAAATAGCAAATCCATTTAGTTCTGGTCTTACCTTTGAGACTTCTGCAATCCAATTAAGAATAAACTGTTCTTTTTCCGACATAAAAAAAGAGTGCTTAATCTATTTAAGCACTCCAAAAATTATTTACCTTGTCCGCGATACTTTTTCTTTCGTCCATTACGAGAAGTTGCACTAAGTAAAGTTCGAGAAGAACGTCCTTGACGAGTCTTCTTTGGTGCTCCTGCTTCAAATACAGTCTTATTCGATCCACCTTTAGCCATTTTAAATTTCCTCCATTTCTAGTTCATTGGGGTCAATGTCTTCGCCAGAGTAAAAACGCTCTGAGAAGTCTTGAAGAATCTCACTACAAGATTCCATAGTGAGATTTTGATAAATTTTACGCCCTTTATATAAAAGATTGTAAGTTTTTTCCATTAGATTACGCGAGTTTTTTCATGCCCAACTCTAATACGAGGATCGCACCAGATATCAAAACCTGCTTCCTTTGCATCAAGACAGAAAGAAACATCCTCTCCACACATATCCTGAACTGCCCCAGACTCAAAGACTTGCATCTTAGGAGCAAACCAAGGGTATTCAAGGTTTTCAAAAACACCCTTCTTAATTAATACCCAACCAAAACCTGTGTAGTCTACAGTGAATGGCTTACGACGTTTGCTGATCGAATCCACAGTTTCATGGTTCATAACTCCACCGTTCTTGCGGAAATCATCTTCTTCCAACCAGTGTGCCACTGAGGTTGTGTGACCATCTTCTGTTGCATACCAACCAGCAACAACTTCTTTCTCTTCTCCTTCTTCATTCAGAGCAAGATCACAGAGCTGCCAGAACTTTTCTGAGGTAAAGACAATATCCGAGTCAATCCAAAGTTGATAATCATATTCTAATTTACCATCCCAAGGAATTTGCTTTGGACCACGAAGTACATTTGCTCCAAGACACTTACAACGTGCAAAGTTTACCATTGATGAGTAATCTTGTGAAATCTGAATACTCATTCCATTTTGTACTAGATCAAAACAAAGTTGTACAAATGCTTTTAGAAAAATAAAAGAACATCCTCTTCCCGGTAAACAGAAAACAATACTCTTGCCCCTCATTCTCTCTTTGATTGCATCATAATCCCATTCTTGTTCTTTGGGTT